GGAAAATTAGCAGGAGCAATAGCATTTGCTGCAAACCCTGCGGCTGGTGCATTATATGCCTTTGGTGTACATAGAAATAAAGGTAAACTACTAGAAGCTGCTAAGAAAAATAATATGACAGACTTAGCAAGCTCTATAGAAAAAGAAAAAGGTATTGGGGGTATTGTTGGTGGTGTAATAAACATAGTATCAAACCTTGTACCAGACGCAGTTAAAACTAGTAAACTAGGACAAATTATAACAAAAGCATTTAATGGTGAGGGTTCAGATCCTGCAGATATATCAGAAGTTACAGAAATTGTAAAAGCAGAAACTGGAATGATGAAACCACTTAAAAGGCCAGTAGATCGTATAGCTAGAGATGCTGCCTATTTAAGGGGAGAAGCAGCAGGAACTAATTTTAGAACTTCTTCATCACAATTTCCTGAAGGTTATGTACGTGATGCAGAAAAAAGAGGAAATTTAGGTGGTATACAACCTGAAACAGGAGAATCTACAAGTGGTCTTAGCAGTAATGTTTCTGCAATTTTGGGAGGAATGAATACATCAGGTGATCTTGGTAGAGGAACTCAAGTTGCGAGTGCAGGACCTTTTACTAACGAACAACTTCGCCAATACAATCAAGGTTACATGACTGCTGGTGATCGTTACGCAATGACAATGGGTGGTCGTGGCCTTAGAGGAACTAGACCTGAAGGTTTTGGTGATCAGAACTTAGGTTTTGTAGCTCAAGATGCACCAGCTCCGTTCCAATCTAATATGCGTGATAGAAACATGACAACTCAGGGTATGATAGATCCAAGAGACCCTAATATGCGTGATAGAAATATGACAGCACCGGGTATGACAGCTCCATTTGAATCTAACATGCGTGATAGAAATATGCGCCCTCCTGCAGCAGGTCCAACACCTTACTATGATGCTTTTGGTAATACAACAGTGTTTACAGGAAGAGAAAGAGACAGAGTAGATACCGGTATTCCTTTAGGAACAGATGCTGCACCCGGCTTTTTTGCTTATGGTGACAGAAATACTCAAGATGAAATAGATGCTGCAACAAGTGCTTACGCAAGTAACGCCCCAAGACCATATAACGATCCGGGTGCATATACTTTTGCTGCTCCGTTTGGTAGACAAGACGCTATGGGTCAGTTTCCTTCAAGCCCAATTACTCAAGCATCATCTTCAATACCAGCACCAACAGGTTTTAACTTTGTAGAAACCGAAAGAGATAGAGTACGTGCAGGTCAACCTATATTGGATCAAAGAGATACAGCTACTCAAGAAGCAGATAGACTACGAGAGTTAGGAAGACAAGAAGAAGCTAGACGTATGCAGTCTGATAGAGGCTTTATACCTACTAATGTAGTAGGGGCTAGACCAGATGACGCTGTTGCGTTTGATCCTATACTGCAAGGTGATAGAGGATTTAGACCTACTAATATTCAAACAGCTACACCTGATGATGCTACTCGTTTTGAAACTCCTGTAGTTGATCAAACTCAAAAAGCCTTTGGTTCCTTGTTTAGAGATCAAAGAGCAGACAGAGCCGCTAGAGAGTTTGCTTCTGGTGTAGGTAGCACTGGCGCACAAATATCTGAGACTCCTGTTTTTGAACCTGCAGCAGATCCAAGAGTTCCATATACACCTAGTCCTATTATTGCAAGAGCAGACGAAAGAAATTTTGTACAACCTGATACACGTGCTAGAGCAATGGAAGCAAATGCTAGACTTAACGCAGCCGCAGAACAAGGAACATTAATTACTCAACTTGAAAGACCAAGTGCAGAAGGTACAGGTATAACACCTGCAGAGTCTAGACTACAAAATCAACGTGAAATATTAGCACAAGAAGCTAGAGATGCAGATTTAAATTATAGACTACAAAATCAACGTGAGTTTTTAGCAGAAGACGCTAGAAAAGCAAGAACTACACCTAGAACAACCGCAAATATAACAGACTCTGAGTTGGGGTCTTTATCTGCTCCAGCAGGTGATCCATTTGCTGGATCTGTACCTCAAACACTACCAGACAATCTTAGATTAATTGAAGAAGCAGAAATACTTGACACTACAAAACCAAAAACTACAGCAAAAACTGTTAATATGTTTGGTGATACAGTAACTAAAGGACAAAAAGGTTCAGATGCATATCTAACTGATAGGGCAGAAGTTGCAGCTAAAGAAAAAGTTTATAAGGATAAAGTAAATAGTATAGAGTTTAATACACGGGGTAGAGATACCTTATTACGTAGTGGTAAAGTTGTTGGAAAAAATGAACCACAAGCTATGTACAATAGAGAGCAAGAAGAGACAGGTTATATTGGCACAGACTCTGAAGGTTACGGTGTAGGCATGATAGCTGGTCCGGGTCAAGCAGGTGTTGTTGTTGATGCAGATGGTAAAGCACTTAAAGATGGTCCGGATGGCCGTACAGGAAAAACTATATACCAAGATTCAACAGGTGTAAAATATACTAAGAGTACATTTGGTAAAAAAGAAACACTAGATGGAAAAAAATATACACCTGCAGAGGGTGCAAAAAAAGGTGATGGTGCAGATAGAGACAATGATAATGAAGCAGATAGTGGCAAAATTATCTGTACGGCTATGAATACTTCTTATGGATTTGGTTCTTACCGTCAAGCAATTTGGTTAAACTACTCAAATAAACACTTGACAAAGGCACACGAAGTAGGTTATCATACACTGTTTCTTCCTTTAGTATATTTAGCATATACAAAAGATATAAAGTTTATACGTACTTTACTAGAACATGGTACACGTAGACGTACTGCAGATCTAAGAGCAGAGTTAAAAGGAACTAAACGAAATACTTTAGGACGTTTTTACCGCACTATATTTGAACCTCTCTGTTACACAGTAGGTAAAATTAAGATAGCATTGGGAAATTAAGATGGAACCAACACTTCAAGAGTATAAAGAAACAGTACTTACAAGATTTAAAGAACTAGAAGAGTCTGAACGTGCTACGTTACAGGGTCTTAGAGGCACACCTGAAGGAAGGGTGTTAGGTAAAGTTTTAGGTGATGAGTTAGAAGATCTAGTATTTATGCTAGGTAGACAACCCAGACCAAAGGTTGCACCAAAACGTGGATTAGCTACACGATAAAATAGTTTATATGCTGGCTACTCATCCCCCTACCAACATAGGCTACGGTGGCCCCAGTTAGGAAATACAATGGCAGAAACAGAAATGGCCTCAGAGCCACACGCAGAAAACAAAGTTGCATTTGCAACACGTAAGTACTCAAATGATGATAAACGAAAAGCAGAACAAGAAGAGTTAGAACAATTAATTGCAGAGAATAAAGGTGAAGTTGCTGAAGAAGTAGAAGCAGAGCCAGAAAATGCAGAAGAAAAAACTTTTAAGAAACGCTATGGTGACCTACGTAAACACTCTCAAGAAACTAAACAATCTTTAGAAAAACAGGTTAATGAGTTACGTAAACAACTTGACAAAAGCACTAAACAAGAAATTAAACTACCAAAGTCAGATGACGATATTGATGCATGGGCAGCTCAATACCCTGATGTAGCAGCAATAGTAGAAACAATTGCAATCAAAAAAGCACGTGAACAATCCCAAGATTTAGAAGAACGTGTAAAAGAAATTGATGCAATGAGAGAAACAGCTACTAAAGAAAAAGCTGAAGTAGAATTATTAAAACTACATCCAGACTTTGGTGAGATAAGAGACAGTGATGACTTTCACAACTGGGCAACAGAACAACCTAAATGGGTTCAAGATGCTCTATACGAAAATGATGATGATGCTAGATCTGCAGCAAGAGCAATAGATCTCTATAAAATAGACAACAACATCTCTACTAAAAAGTCATCTAACAATAAAGACGCTGCACGTTCTGTAAGTAACAAACAGACACGTAATGCACCAGAGACAGATAAAACTGGTGGCAGCTTTAAGGAATCTCAAGTGGCAAAAATGACACCACAAGAGTACGAGAGAAACTCAGATGTTATAATGGAAGCTATCCGTTCAGGACGTTTTGTTTATGATGTATCTGGTAATGCTCGTTAAAAGGTATTGACATATAGAAAAAAATAGATATAACTATAGTCATACTTCTACGGTAGCCCCATTTTTAAAATGGTTACCTACCATACTAAATAGCAAAGCAATAAAAGTCTTAAAGATTACCTGATAAACATGGCCTATTAACTACATAGTTGCGCGACTGTGTCTGTAATACACCCTACGTAAGTCAGCCCCGTGAGTACATTTGATTGATTTGCATCTGTAATATATGCTATAAATAGGAGATTATACAATGGCATTTAGTTCCGCAGCAGGTTATGGTAACCTGCCTAACGGTAATTTTAGCCCAATCATCTACAGCAAACAGGTGCAACTTGCATTCCGCAAGGCATCTGTTGTAGAAGCAGTTACCAATAATGATTACTTTGGTGAAATTGCTAACATGGGCGATACCGTTAAAATAATAAAAGAACCAGAGATTACAGTCAAAGAGTATACTCGTGGTACAACTATTCTACCACAAGACCTTGATGACGAAGATTTCTCGTTAACAATTGATAAGTCTAACTACTATGCGTTTAAGATTGACGACATAGAAGACGCACATAGCCACATAAACTTTATGAGCCTTGCTTCTGATAGAGCAGCTTATAGATTGGCTGACCAGTTTGACCAAGACGTACTTGGTTACCTATCAGGTTTCAAACAATCCTCTCTTCACGGATCACCAGACACAGTTAACGCAACTGTAAATGGTACTGTGGCAGTTTCCACTGCAGGAACAGATGAACTTCTTTCCAGCATGAAACTAGTAAAAGGTGACTTTGGTAACATTACTACTAGTTCAGCAGGAACTCACTCAATTCCTCTAACTCCACGTATGCCGGGTGCAACATCCTTGCCAACAGCCACAGCGTCACCAATCATGGTGATATCTCGTATGGCTAGACTACTTGATCAACAGCAAGTTGACACAAATGGTCGTTGGCTAGTTGTAGATCCTGTGTTTATGGAAATGCTACGTGACGAAGATTCACGTCTTCACAACGCAGACTTTGGAGAATCAGGAAGTATACGAAATGGCCTAGTTATTAATAACTTAGGTGGTTTCAGAGTATATAGTTCAAGCAATCTACCAGCAGTTGGAACAGGTCCGGGAACTTCAGGTTCTGCAAACCAAATTGCCAACTATGGTGTAATTGTAGCTGGACACGATTCTGCTGTTGCTACTGCAGAGCAGATCAATAAGACAGAAACATACCGTGATCCTGACAGCTTCTCTGACATTGTTCGTGGTATGCATTTATATGGTAGAAAGATACTTCGTCCTGAAGCTATCGTTACTGCCAAATATAACGCAGCGTAGGGGGAATATAAAAAATGGCTACTATAACATCACTTTTACTTCCTGCTACAGGAAACTCTAACAGAGGCAGAATGCCGTATCAAGTTGAACTAATAATTGACTTGACTGCACAAGCTATTGATTGTTCAGCACCAGATACAGTACAATGTATTACACTACCAGCTAACACTCACATACTTCACGCAGG